ATACTTAACTAACATGCTAGTAATTCTAGCTACAAATGTAGTAAGAAGTTTTGCAATACCACCCATCTCTTTCTTTTCAAAAGATTCTTCATATACTTGCTGACCAACTAACATTGGAAGTGAATCTATGATACATAATCCTATCTCACCAGTTCTAATAAGATCTTTTACCATATCAAGAATCTCTTCTGCGGGAGTATCCAGAGGTCTTAAGCAAATAGTAGGAACATCTGATTCCGCTGACATATCATACCCAGCTTTTCTTGCCCAAGACGGATCAGCCGTACATTCTAGATCTACAAAAAGAATTTTTCTTGGATCATCGGGATGTCTTTTTCTTTCCTTATCTTGATATGACGCAGCAATAAGATAAGCACAAGTAGTCTTACCGCTTCCTTCTTTACCACAAAGTTCAATTATTCTTCTTTCTGGTAAACTATTATACAAACAGTAATCAAGACTTGGACTTCTAAGGGAAAGATTACCAAACCCTGTTAAATCTTCCACTCCAATAGTTGCAGCATCGGTTTCAAACTTCTTATTTATTGCTTTCATCACTTCCGATAAAGTTTTATCAGCCAATTATGATACCTCCTTAAAATGGTTTCCAAGTTGGAACTTCTTCATTAAGAATTTGTCTACCATTATTATTTACATTACTAAATTGGTTTTCTGCCATTCTTCTACTAATTACTTTACTCAAAGTTGAAATCATCGTTTGTGCGGCATCAACTTTAGATTTGATAATTTTATATGCTCTGTTGTAAACTTCGTTTACCATAGTTTCATGAATTGATGCGCTCTCAGCCTTTGCGGTTGATTCTGCTACTGTTGGTTTTTTGTTATTTTCTAACTGACCACCAAACTGATTTGCTAAATAGGCTGAATTATACACTTCTCGTGCAGTAGCTTTACTTACACCATCATAAATTCCGACTCTTTCAGTTCTTTCCGCAACAAAATAAACACAGTTAGAAAGTTCAAGAAAATATTTTTCTAAAACATCAATTGGAGGATTAGTCTGTGAAATAACATGAACATCTATTTCTTTCATTATTCTATCTAAATCCTCTGTATATGAATATACTGTCTTATCTATAATTTCTAATATATACTTTGTATCAGATTCAACGTTTCTTATAGCGGAATCAATCTGACTATTTTCAATCATATAAAATATCCTCCATTATTACAGGTCTTGTATCTTTATCTAGATAATTTAATATTCTTACTGTATTGTAATCAATAAAATCTAATGAATCCTCAAGACATATATCTTCATCTTCTGATAATTCTTCAATCATACTCGTCATTGAATAAACAACTCTTCCATCTGTAGTTACGCCAACAACACTGTTATCAAAAGAAGGATTATCAAACATTATAGCATTTTCATTATAACATTCCGCTATAAGTTCTCTCAAACCTGGTTTAACCATTACTCTCCATCCATTAAATCTAGTAGTACGCTATAATCACTATCACAAAATATTCTTTTCTTAGTTGAAGGTACCTCTATAATATTGTAACCTTCTTCTATTGATTTATTTACGTTGACGGACTTCTTGTTATCTTCTTTCATCTTTTTGATTGTAGAAATTGGAACATAAAATACTCTACCATGATCTACAAATCAGATTATTACCCCGACTCTTACCCCAGGTATATTTATTCTACATTTTAATTTTTCATATTGAGTAAGATTCGTAAATGGAAATGTATTTCCATGTATACTTTTAACTTCTAAGTAAAAGATATTAGGAAATACATATCCAATATAATCAGATATCTGACTGATAGATTTATATCCGGCAGTTGTATCATATAATCTATCAATAATACTATCAGATATTCTGAGTCAATCTTCTTTAAATTTTAACTCAAATTGTTTACCGAAATTTTTCGCCATATTTATGAAATAACTTTACATTCAGGAATAACATTGTATATATTCTTTCTGGAAATAACAACTGCTTGACCATCCCCAAAACTAAGGTTGATATACTGCTCTGAGCACGTGTCCAACACTGCTTTTAAATCAAAGAAATCAAGAATTGCAGAATATGAATCAATAGTGTCTATATGATTTTCATACATTATTTCTTCGTTATTATTCTTCTCAGTATCCCAGATGGTAACACAATCTGGAGTAAACTCAAATGTACTGTACACTCGAGTAGATTTATCATCTGCAAATAACAGAAGTCTACAAATCGTTTCCATTAATTCATTTTTATTTATAACTATAGAATACGGATAAGTATTCGTAGCCCTCTTTCTAATTGCATCAGCTGGAACTGAGGTGATGAGTGAATCGTCACAAGAAAGAATAGATGTAATTGTTACATTATCACCATCAAACATAACTTTAGTCTGTATAATATCATCAGAAACTTCATCAAACCCCAAGGTAAAAGTTACTTTCGGAGATTTAAATAACTTAAACAGTTTAACAAGTCTATCATTAAACAGTAACTTTACTGGTTTTTCAAGAGTAAAATTATTTACACACGCACCACTTGTAAATGTAATACAGCCCTTTTCATCTACGTAGTACATTTTCTGAACTGGACGAGAAAGTGTTCCGATTGTTATCTGTTTAGAATTATACTTTAATATGTCATGTAAGATTGAACTTTCAATACTGAAAGAGGAAGTAACATTGTTAATCACGATTTCAGGAAGCTTCAATAATTCACTACCGTCATAAATAAGAGGTATCTTATAAGTACCATTTCCTTTAAAAGTAAGATTTGTTTCATCAACAGAAAGCTCTACTGTTTCTGAAGTTGTATGAGACACAAGCTGTAAAAAAAGATTTGCATTAACAGTAGCAACAAATTTCTCTTCCTTATCAACGTCTAACTTAACTTTTACAAAATACTCCCTGTTTGTTACACTCATAGTAAGAATACCGTTCTCAGCTTCCAACTGAAGTGTTTCTGTAATAGAAAGAAATTTAGTAGAATCTACTGCAGGAAGAATTGTACTACAAACATCTTTAATATTCTCAATTCTGATTATCACTGTCTCCTCCTTAGTCATCCCAACCTGGGTACTGCATAAACTGATAACAACCCATTAATTCTCCATCAACCGAAATTATCTGACCGGTAACAACTGTATTAATAACAAGTAAGAAATATATCCATTCTGCAATCTCTTCAACAGTAGACAATTTCTTTAGAATGCTAAGATCTTTTATTGCTTCCATTATATCAGGACGAGCATATAATTCAGGTTCCATTGATGTTCCTTGATGATTTTCGTCTGCAGGAACAATACCATCCAGATTTAATGAGTTAACAATAACATGACGCGGGTCATTACCGTAATTATTTGCTGCCCATTTAGTTAATGCATCTCTTGCACCTTGTGAAGAACAGTATCTAATATTATCATAACCTTTATAGGATGCAGTGCTACCAATCTGAACAATACTCTTTAACTCTGGGTCTTGCCCATATTTTTCAAGTATATTAATATAACCAATCTGATTAACATCGATGGCTTCCCTCTGTGGTGTTACAATACCAGCATTATTTACAATATAGTTTACTCCATCTACCTCAGGAAGAAGATGCGCATCTCTTACATCACAAATATAGTGAATATAAGAGTTATCTGTATTAATAGTAGGTGGCTTTACATCAATTCCAACAACTTGATAATTTTCGCTCAAAAACTTAACCGCAGCTGCTCTACCTACACCACAACTTGTTCCTGTTATCAGTACTCTTCCTTTAAACATACTACCTACCATAAATCACACTTATATTTCAGTGTTTTATCCCCTACTTTATCGAGCCACATCAATGTATCTTCAATATTAAACCTTGCCCTTGTATATGGATTTGTTTTTATATCTTCAAGGTCATAACCTCTTTCCTTTATGATTTTCTCAATACCTTCTTGATGTGCTAATGATTTTTCGGTGTAATGTTTTCCACCAATCACTTGTTCTTGTACATCACTGATAGGAACAGCAACATCGTCAATACTTATCATACCAAATGCTGCTCTTTTTACCCACGAAGTAGCGTCAGTGGATGTTACATTTATGTGCTCAAGTACTGACTTTACACCAACTCCAAAAGCATGAGTTTTTACGTTTGGATTACTACTTTCTTCAATTATTTTTCTACATTGATTTGCCCAAGCAATTCTTACCTTTTTTACACCTTCAAGTGAAATAGCAAGACCAATATAATCAATAGGAGTTCCATCTTCATGACGATATTCAAGCATGTTCTTTAACCACTTAAAATCTTCATTAAAGTGAAATACTGGAATGAGCTTATCTCTAATCTCAGGTCTTAATCTTTCATACATATAGAGATAATTCTTCCATGTTTTTTCAGCGTATGTTGGATCTACATTTTCAGGATCAGGTACACTATCTACCCCAACAAAACATTCAAGATAATCACCCCACTCGTTTAGATATTCAAGATAATCATCTGTATAATCTTGAATATCCTTATCCGAAAGTATTATACCTTTCTTCTTTGATTGTTGAAAATGTGTGAAAGCTCCTGAGTCTAACATTATTTTAAATGTTTTATCAGGATTCTCCTTCTTATACTCAATCGTACTGATAACTAACTTTTTCTCATGGTAAAAAGAGAAAAGCTGATCTATGTTCATTTCTCTTTTCAGCTTCTGCTCATATGCACCACTGAAGTAATAAATCATATACTTCCTTTCTTTAATACAATACTATTAAAGATATTATAATATATACTTTTAGTTATTTCAACTTTTATTCTTTAATACAAGGTCTATAATATAATATATGTTTACTATCGCTAGTATACCATTTAATGCAATAACACTATAACCTGTTATCATAAACCCGTAGTATACAAATATAATACTTCCTAATAAATTAAGAACTCTCATTATCAACGAACCTTTCAATGTATCTGTCTTAAAACACATTGAAATAAGTACAATAAGAGAACCTAATGTACCTATTGTCTCTCTAAATAAATACATCTATATATTTCGCTAATCTCTTATAACCATTATCATTCAGATGAATATTATCAGTATCAATATAATCAAAATAATCAATATAATCTGACATATATATCATGTAAAACTTACTTCTTAAAAACTTGATTATACGAACATAAGACCATATCCAATCATAGTAATTAACTTCAAAGGAGTAACCATTAAAATACTCTTTATTTAGATACTCCACATGTAACCTAGCAAAATCATCAATCTTATCTGTAGTAAAAGGTACAATAAAGAAAATCTTTACATCTTCATTTAACTGTCGAATTAGATCTACTGTTTTCACAACGGATATACAGACATTTGTATAGTCTGTATATCCTGTTGCTACTGATGTAGTGTCATTGATACTATATTCAAGAAAAATGATGTCAGCATCCTGTATAATATAACTTTCGTTACACAAAATATAAACTGTGTCATACATATTATCTTTTACAGGATAGATACTGTAATCACCCATACATGAGCCACTAACACCAAATACATAGACATTATCATCTACATGGTTTTCTTTATAGTAATGGGCATAACTTCTGAAGTTATTATTTTCACCACTTGTTAATGAATCGCCAATAAACACTATATTCATAAACTAGCCTTCTTTGTGTGCTAAGATGTACTCTTCACCAACGTTGTCTTTCTTCCATTCCTGAGTAAGTTTATACCCGATTGGTGAGAAGATAACTTCCATGATAAGTTCTGTAATTCCGCCAAGAATTGCCGACCCAATGCACTGTATAACTGTTAAACTAAATCCCCAGTAAATTGGTGCAAAGATAACAAAGACAATAAAGGCAAACAAGAAATTATCAATACACTGACCGATGAATGTAGATACATAAGAACGACAATAGAAAGCTAACTTTCCATCTGGATTCTTAACAAATAACTTCCCAAGAGCTTCATTACTTACGTTGTTAATAATACCAGAAACCAGGAAAGCAATTGAACTGCCAAGTACTACAAACCATGTACAACTAAAAACAGAATTAAAAGCTGTATAATCAACATGCTCGCATCCAACTTCAATCTGAATTGCTGATACTAAAGCAAAAATACAAACAAAGAAAATATTTGTTATTAAACCAATAATATTTAACTTGTTAGCTGCCTTTGCACCATATCTTTTTGTTACTGTATCTAAGCACAAAAATACAATCCAAGAAAGAAGTAGCCCACCGTCACCAGCAACAAAAGGTAGATTTAAGATTACCTTGTTTGCAAGGACGTTCATCAAAACAACACTCATACAAAAGAAAGTTGTAATGATTCCAGGAATACTACGTAACAAAAGTTTGTAATCCTCAACAATAGCTTTAAATTTGTTCATGAATTTTTACTCCTTTTTTAATTCTAATGCAGGATGTTTGTAAATCCCATTTACTGCGTTATATTTTAAAGGTGTGGCTCACCCTTCAAAATAACATACATTATAATATAAATGAATTTAGTTGTTTCTCACTAAGTTCATCATATTTTTCTTTAAGTTTATGATATGCACTCTCTGAACTGTCTCCCTTTAATATCATATCTTGATATTCTTCCCTTATGATGTCACCAAAATCATCCTCATACCAGCAATGTGTAACAGTGCCATCACATTTAAAAGGTACGGTGACAATAGGTTCTGCTGAATGACGCATAACTTCTGTTAGACGATTTTCTACCTCCTTCACATACTCTTCCGGGCATTCCCCAATGAGTTCATCATGTATCTGCAGCAATATCTTGAACCCATATTTTTTTAATATTGGATCATCATATACTTTACGCATAGCCAGCTTCGACATAGAAGCTGCTCCACCCTGTATACGTGCATTAACGCACTGTCGTTGTGCCTGACTTATGAAGCCACCGTTATCAATTATAGTAATGTTTTCTGCTTCGGCTGCGGATTTGATTCTTTGATAATCTTGTCTACTTCTTACATTTTGTAATTCTTTATGATATTTTTCAATTAAAATATCATTTTCGTTACTAATCTTTCCAGAAGACCCAATAATGGGATTAAACTTGTTAATTTTCTATTACTTTTTACTGTATACTTCGGGAGTTGAATATCTGGTAACCTTCTTCTTCTACCCCAAAAATCTTCTACATATCCATTTACTTGAGCATCATGCTCCGTTTTTTCTTTCCAATTCTTAACTTTTGGAAATCCATTATAGAAATTATTAAGAATATCCTCCGCTTCTCTTACACTACAACCAATATCCTCGGCAATAGCTGATGGACCCATACCATACATGATACCTAAAAGAAGTGTTTTCATATTACTTCTTCTTTTCTTACCATCAGGATTTGGAGAACCATCCTGATGCTTCTCCATGTTATCCCAGTAATCATTATGATAAACACCCATCCCCATTGTTGCATACAAATCTTTTCCGCTCTTATATGCTCCAATCATATTCTCATCCTGAGAGTACATACTCATAAGACGAGGCTCTTGTTGAGAAAAGTCGGCCCCTACAAGCATCATACCTTCCCCAGCAGTAAACATCATTCTAATGCTTTTATTATGACTGGGTATATTCTGTAAGTTTGGATCGGAAGAACTAAACCTACCAGTACCAGCTCCAATCTGATTAAAATGCGCATGAAGTCTCCCGTCTACTTCACTAACACAAGCTGGTATCTTATCTATATAAGTTGTTAAAAGTTTCTCAATCCCTCTCTTTTTTAATATAAGTTTACATATCGGTAAATCCATCTTACTGAGAATATCCTCACCAGTGCCTCTCGGAGAATTTTTATCAACAATTCCTACATCAAATATATCATATAGAAGAATTGCTAACTGAGTAGTACTACCAACTTCTATTGGATCTTTTAGCTGTTCATTTTTTGACTTCAAAGGTAGATAAAGACCATCTTTATTAGGCTTCTTTGATATTGGATGATAATTAGCTTCTTCTGTTAATCTCCACTTAGATATAACATCCTGATATTTCTTCAATTCTTCTTGTATCTCTGAATCAATCTCATCAGATATCTTATGATACTTCTTACTTAACCTTCCAGCATATTCTTTATCAATACAAATACCTGTAAGTTCCATCTCTGCCGCAACTTCCACAACAGGCATTTCAATATTCATAAAAAGATCAAGCAACCTACTGTTATCAGGTTTTTTAAACTTATCTAACTGCCATTCATATAACTTATAGGTCATATAAGAATCTGTAGCAGCATATAAAGCAAATATACTTGGGTCTACTATTGCATATTCTATACTTTGAAACAGATGTTCAATATCATATTTTTCTTGAGAATAGTCGATCTTATCAATGTACTGTTCTTTAAGGCCTGCTCTCTTCTCATTCTCATCAAGTATACGAGCAGCAATCATTGTATCCCAGTATATATTAAGAGCAATACCACATGTTTTCTTTATTACTTGATAGTCAAACTTACCATTATGCATAACTATCTTAGTAGAAAACAGTCTTTGTAGCTGTTGATTAATCTGCTCTTCAGTTATTTGCCAACCAAACCTCTCCTTTGTTTTTACATCAACATGATTAACGGGAATATATGCGTTCCTTTGTCCTAGTGTATATAAACATAACCCCATAAGTTTACAACTTATAGGATCTAGACTATTATTGGTTTCTGTATCAACCGCTACGACACCATTAGCAATACAATTATCAACATAATTAACAAAAGAATCATAATCCTTGATTACTAATGTATTTTCTTTATATGAACCTAGTATTCTATCAACTTCAGCAGCAATAACCGGAAGTTTATCTTCCGGTTTACTATTCTTGCTGCTTAAAGTTTTCTGGGTGACAACCTTAGGAGTTTTAGGCTCTTGTATTTTCTTTATAATCTTTTTAGCAGTCTTTGGTGTTTCTTGTATTGTAAATTCTTCACCCCAGAGTGATATCATTTATATATCCCATTCTTTTGCTGAGTAATTTTCCCTAATATACTTTTCTAGTTCTTCCACATTATCAAACATTGATTCCTTATACTTTGCTATATTTTCAATCAGAATAACCTTACTGGTTTTTGGTTCCACAGTATAAAAAATTCCCTTTGACTTGTGCTCTTTAATGTATTGAAAACTACCCATACCACTTCTAATGATATTTAGTTTTTTGCGTTTCGTCTTCGCCATAACATTACCCCCCCCCCTTAAATATATTATATAATATAAGTGGTAAGTTTCCAACTAATAAGTTCTTACAGGTCTATTGATTGGCGTAGCTGTTTCCCAAGGGGCTTGACCATTTAAAGGATTTTGGTACTGCTGAGGCGTTGAGAAAGACTGTGTATTTGAATAATTGGGTAAGGGATCAGGAAAATTAGGTACTGGTGTATACTGCTGTGGTGGTGTGTTATAATTCTGAGAGATCGGCTGAGTAGGTGTGGACTGCTGCTGTTTTCTTTCGGGGAACTTACCAGTAGATAAGAACTCGGACATTTCTTCAAATGTTCTATCCATTACGATACCACCAATAGTTTTATAATTTTCAAACAGCTCAGGTCTCTTTGGATAAAGATCTGGGCGATAAACCTGAGGGCTAGCAAACATAATCTGATACTTTGTATCCATACTTCCTTTTGCACCATCTCTTCTTACTTTAAAGATGCAATCTGAGAGAGGACCGTACTCTTGAATAAGATTTGCTAACTGCTTTGCGTAAGCCAGAGATCTTTCCCAAATTTTTGCTGATGCAACGATATTACCGTTCTGGTCTTTATCATACTGAATAAGATGAATAAAGAATCTATTTTCAATCTTGATGCCATTATTACAAAAAGGACATCTATCAAGAGGTTCTCTCGGATCACGAATACAGTTTACCTTCCTGTACTTTCCGTCAATGTTTATACTATGACAAGCAACGATATCAAATGTACTCGTATTATCATGCATAAACCTTACTACTGCTTCATCTCCATCATCTCTCAATGTAAAAAACCCAACCGAGTTTCCATCCCCATTAAAAGAATTCATAACTTCTGAAGCCTGTTCAAAACTAATCTGTGCCATATTAACTCCTTTATCTATAAAAACTTTTTCTCTATTATATATTATATCTTTTATATATCCAACTATATTACTAACAATTTTTTAAATTCTTCTATTGTTAAATCGTTAACATCTTTTCCTTCTGGTAATTTGATTACAGATACAAAAACATCACTTCCTATGTTATCTATAAATCTTTTTGCCCCTTTTCTTCCTGCATCATCCCCATCAAAACATAATACATAACTTCTAATTCCACTTCTTTTTAAGATATCATATTGTTTTTTAGAACCTGTTCCGAATAAAGCAACTGCTGGGTAACCCCACTGCCATAAGGTTAAGCAGTTTATCTGAGATTCTACTACATAAGCTAACGTTATGTTCATATTTTTTAGGTAATTAAGAAGATATACTGGTTTATCAGCATTTCCCTCAAGTATAAATTTTTTACTCTGTACTGACCTTCTTGTTATTCCTACTAGATGATTATTTTCATCCCAAACCGGAAAAGTTATACAATCATTATCTTTATCATATCCAACTTGAAAATATTGACAAACTTCCTTGCTTAAACCACGTTGTTGTAGATAAGGATGATAGTAATTAAAAGCAGAAAGAATTGAATTATCTAAGTATTCTTTTGTGGGTTTATCAATTACTATCTCAGGTAGTAGCTCTTCTGTTTGATAAAAATAATCACCAAACCTTTCAGCTAACCATTCTTTACCAAGCTCATCATCGCCACCCAAACAATAACCAACTAGAGTATATAAAGGAGCTTTCTTTCCACAAGTAAAACAATGACAAGTTCCATAATATATACTAGAATCATCTCTTCTTGAAAAAATATGACAACTTGGTCTATTCTCATTACCTTCTTTATGCCACGGACATGTTATAGCCACATCTCCATTCTTTTCAGGACCAATGTACTTTAAGTACTTCCCATCAATTTCATTTTTTAATGTATTTAAAATAATTGGTATAGGGGTTGTTATTAACTTCTTATTTATAACTAGTTCCATGGCGTAAACATTTCACAAAAGTCATCTTCACAGCACTCAATTACAAAACTATCTTTCCTTTTATCTATTTTATCTTCATCCGCGTACTCAAATACTACACAACAATGTGATTCATCATAACCTTCAAAGAGAGCAAAATTATGTTTAAGCAATCGATAAAATTTACAATCTGCGCATCTTTCCCTCGCCATTAGAAAGCCTCCTCTCCATCATCCTCAAATTCCTGTTTTAACTTTTTAATTTCTTCTTTATTATTAACTCCGCCATCATCTGTAGAAGGAAGATAATTAAAAATTCCTTTATCTAAATCTATAGCATACCTTAATTGTTTCATATTAACACTATCTCTAGACTTAACCAGATATAGGGTCATTACACCATCCTTTTGTTCAAAAAATAGTATTATTGTACTATCTTGTGATATTCTATCAGATTGTGCTATATGTTCTGTGCCAATACCATTCTCGGTAGAACTTCTATTCTGCTGAGATACCGCAATAATAGGTATCTTTTTCATCACCTGAAGATTCTTTAAATCTTTAGAAATATTTGAAGCTCTCTCAACTGGATTTTTTGCTTTTCTATCGTCCTCAAGCAG